TAATCTCTTATTCCAATTGATAAATCATTTCTATCATTAAGTTTATATTTATCAACCATATATTGACTACAAAATAATACAACACTATCACAATCTTTTTCTTTTTTAAATTCATCAATTCTATTATTTATATCCATATAAATCATCTCTCATTTCATCATATAATTTTATTACAACAAACATATCTGACATTGGTATACTTCTTTCTATAACTATATCATATTCTGTTACTTGTTTATAATCTATTGGAGTCCAACATTTCATTTTATTAATATCTATATTTGCTCCATATAGATTAAATGGTTGATTTATTAGTTCTTCTATAAATACTCTATCATATAATGATATTTTACGAGCTATGAATTTCTCCATCATTATCCTCCTTATATTTTGTCATAGTTATATCATCAACTTTACACCAATATATCCCACCATAACTTTTCTGAATTAGAAGTATATTAATATCATTCATATCGGATAATAATTTTTCTAACATGTCTCGATTAATTGAAATGACTTCTCCCATCATTAGTTGATGTTTTAAAGTTATATAGTGTAGATTATTTATTTCTTCTGCAATTATTAATTGTTTATCCATATTATTTATCTCCTTTTTCAATAATTGTATAAATTTCCCCATCAATTCTTATTATATCATATTTATCAGTTAAATCATTAATCGAAACATTATTATCTATTGTAACTTGATATTTATTATATGGTGTTGCACTATCATCATATTTTATTATACAAAATATAACACCAATTGAAAAGAATACAAAACAAATTATAGATATCATAAATCTAAAGTTTTTACCATAATTAGCTAACGATATATAAAATGATACAACAACAAAAATCCAAAATACCCATCCAATTATAGTCCATAATTCGTTATGTGTGTATGATACAATTATATTTAAAACATTTACTCCATCCATATTATTTAATCCTTTCTCTTCTTTTCCATAATTCATTAAATTGTTCTCTTGTGAAATCTGTAGGAGAATACTTATATCCATCAAATCCACAATTATTATATATAACTTCTATATTTTGCACATATGGATTTAATTTATCTCCAATTTTATATACTTTTTCTTCGAACTTTTTATATTCTTCATCACCTACTTCATGAAAATCTGAATCAATCGCTATATATATTGTACTTGGTTCTAATTTTAATAATCTATTTAATTTAACGTCTGTAAAATTCGAACCATATAATCCTAATGAGGTATTGTTTCCATTTGACCATGTGTCCATTTTAAGTACAGTTTTTTCAGCCTCCACTAGCCATACTTTTTTGGTCTGTTTTATTCTTTCAAAATTAAAATTCTCACCATAAAAATAATTACCAGTTGGAAATTTATAACTTGTTGAATCTAATAATTGTAAAGGTATATATTTAGCTTCTGCGTCTTTGTCTAAATTTCTTACTCTTATACCAATAAGATTTCCATTATAATCTCGGCATGGAATAGTTATCTGTTGTCTATAAGAATACCATCCTATTTCATATTTGTCAAGTGTTTCTTTTGATATTCCATAATTAAGCCATTCTTGATAATATGTTTTTGGAAAGAAATTTAGTATTTCATCATCATATATAATCTCTTCGACTTCTTCCTTGTATCCTTTTACATATTTCTTTAAATATTTCCAATTATACTTCTTTTTTACTTCAACTTCTTTTGTATTAAAATCAAATGGTATATCGCAAATTTTACATATGTATTTTATACATTGAACGGTTGATTTTGGTTCGCCTATCAATTCAAATCTTTTTTTAACTAATGATAATAGACTATATTTTTCACCATTGCACTCAGAAAAACAAGTAAATGTTTTATTATATAATGATAAATTATATTTGGCATGTGATAAATCTTCATTATGACAGCAAGTCTTAAACATATGACCATTATGAGGAACATCTAATGAATCCATAACTTCATAGTAATCATCATCTGTCATAGTCTCATATAAAGTTGTGTTTATAAATTCATTGAATCTCTCATATTCTTGTTCGGTCATTGGTTACTCCTTTAATAAAAACACCTTATTTATTTGATATCTAGATTATATCATTAATAAGGTGTTTTGTCAAGTTAATTATTAACATTTTCGATTATTCTTCTTTGAACTTTTATTGGCTGATTGTACATATCTGTACAAAATAAATCAATCGTTCTTCCTGTTCCCAAATCTATATATTGAAACACTTTTATATATTTTTTATACTTTGAATTTCTACCCTTTATAATATGCAGAACATTGTTAGGTTTATATTCAATTTTAATTCCTTTTTTCTGCATTCCAGCACATATAATTTCTGTAGCATCTAATTCTTTTTTTGTTGGTTCTAACATTACAAAAGTTCCATTTGTTTTTCTTACTTGACTTTTGCCACCAGCTAAACAAGATTCTGTAGGATGTTCCATATTATCCTCTGTTCCGTTCGTTTGAACTGATGACATAAGGGATATTCCACAATCTTTTTGAACTTGTTTCAATCTATCTGTTAATGCCAACAACACCATATCTTCTCTTTGTGGAACTTTTGTTGCAGACGATATTTCTTTTGCAACAAATCCATTATTTTGAACATAATCAAAACATGCTGTTAGTATTCCTTTATTATGATGATATGTTTTTATTGTATTTGTAATACTTTCGCATGTAAATTCTGGGTCGTCTACAATGTATAAACCACTTTCTAGTAATACTTTATTTGCATAATCGATTCTTTCTTCTTCATCTCCTTCATAATATCCATCACTAATATGAGAACGGTCAACTCCGCTTATCCATGATATAATTATAAAATCTAATTCTGTTCGTAATTCTAATTCAGTATTTATAAATAAAGAACTTCCTTCTCTTGATTTATTTTTTACAAAACATTTTTTGTCATAATCCCAATATTCTGTAACAGTGCATTTGCATAAATCAGCAATTGATAATATGCTTTTTCCCCCACCGCTCTTTGCGGCTCTTAATATAAATCCAAATATTCCTCTATAAATATCATTCAAATATTCTGATTGAAAACTATTACCCATTAGTGGTTCTTCTTTCATAAGCTCTTTTGTTTCCATAAAATTAGTACCAGCAATGTATTCTTCTTTTACTTTTGTTTTTCCATACTTTCTTTTTTTTTCAATTGCTCTTGCTTCTAACTCATTTAATATATCATCAATATTATATTTATCTAAATTAGCCATATTATCATCATCTGATTTATCTATATCCCAAAACGGATTTAAGCTATCTCCGTCATTTTGAATATCTCTCAACAACGACATCTTTCTAATTGTATCATAATATCCTTCAAAATTATCTAACTCTGCAAGTTCTATAATCGTATCAATATAACTTTCTCCTATTTCATTGAACACATTGAGTTGTGCTTCATATGGTTGCAAAAATGTCTCTATATCAGCATATGTTGCTACTTTATATCCACGCTTTGCTAAATTATGTAATGTAGCATATAATATTTTATGAATTTGTTCAACAAAATCATTCTTATCTAATTTATATTTATCTGAATTAGCTAATTGGACATCTTGTAAAAGACATCCTAATAGCTGATTTGCGTGAAAATCTGAGTATATATTTGACATACATACCTCCTATGTCTTATTTATTCTTCGTCTAATTCTACTTGACCACTCTCTTCGAGCCATTCTTCAATGCACTCTATACATGTATAAGCATTTACTACTTCTCCATCCATAAATCCACTTTCATGCAACGCATTTTCTCCTATTTTTATTTCTTTATTGCAAGTGCAACATTCATGAGTTTTTCTACATTTTACAATTTTTTCTTTGTGGCAACTTATATCTTCGTCTCCATAACCATAAATTCCACTGTCTAAATACATTTCTTTATCATATTTCATCATAATCCTCCTATATCTATATCATCCCAATATCTTCTATTATTATTTCTTTTAATCACTATCACTTCATCATCAAACTCAAACTCATTCACCGCATCCTTAATTTCTTTTTGTTTCTTACAGAAATCTCTAGCTTCATTGAAATAAAATGGCAATAATGCTAATATACTTCCATTAGACTTTTCATCAAATAGATTGACTTGAATTATTTCATACATGTAGAATAATACATATCTAATCTGTGCATCATTCCAATCTTTGTGTTCTTGTTGGATATTCTTTAACATTGAAGTTATTAGTGTCCAGTTTATCTCATCCTTTTCATAGCCATTTTCGAGATATATTTCCTGTATGTAATCAGTTAATGCTACTCTATTCTTTTTTTGTTTCTCATGCAAATTAGCACAAGTTTCTCCACAATAGTTTGTATTTTTGTATTTATATGGTTCGTCTTTGATTATTTTGTTACAATATTTACATTTAATATTTGCCATATTAATATTTCCTATTCTTCCGTCATAACATGAATAAGGTCAAATATTGCAACAAACATTATTAGGAATGAACCAATACTATTCACTTTTACAATTCCAAATAATACCAAAATAGCAAACGATATATATGTTATTCTCATCAATTGCTCAGACATTAATGATAATATATGTTTCTTACTCATTTTAACCCTCCTATTAGCCTTATATAACCACTTAAACTTATAACTTGATATTCTTCTTAGGGTAATAAGTTTAAGCGGCTTAAAATGGCTTATAATTTAATTATATGACGGCTCTTCTGGTTCTTCTAAATCCATTCCTAATATACATCCAATTTCATATGCCGCATAAGAAACTCCACTTTCTATTCCATCAGTCCAACCACATTTATAAGGACTATAATTATTATTTACCCATTCTTCTAATTTTTTAATTTTATCTTCCATTTATTCCATCCTTTCTTATATATTCATGCATACAATTATATCAAAAGTATGCATGAAAGTCAATTGTTATTCTTCGGTATCTACATAAATACCACGTTCTGTTGCTAGGTCAACTAAATTATTGTATATAGTTTCAAGTTCTGTCAATTGGTCTTCTGTAGCATCTGAAACTTTTTTGTCTGAACCTAGCTGGTTTTCTATAATATCTAAAACTAATTGAGGATACAGACTATATAATTTCTTCATATATGGTTTGATATCAACCAAATAATCTTCTTTTGTATAATTATCTGTATTTCTACTATATACAACTAGTTCAGCATCATACTCTTCTGCTGATGATTTTTGAGCCTCTTCAATTGCTTCAATTATGTTTTCTGCTGTAAATGGATTAATAACTGGCTTCACATTAAATCTACTTCCAGCATAAAATGCATCTGTCTGAACGCAATATGCCTTAGACATAATTGTCTTATTTGTTTCTTTGTCAATTCCATTTGACATAACAAAAAATCTAAAGTCACAAATATCTCTAATAAATCTAGACGATGATTTGTCTCCCCTACTTCCTTTTGGTTGAATAAAATCTTTAGTTATTGCATTCCCATCTTTATCATTTTCTCCAGTTGGAATTTGAACACATTCTTCATGGGCAATAAATACCACTGTATATCCACATCCAGTTAATAAATTAATTTGTTGTTTAAACTCTTTTCTATATACTGAGTATCCGTTTGGATTTCCTTTTTCTAATTGTTGAATCTCTCCAACATCACTAACTCCATATTGTTTACATATTGCAATTTCAAACAATTCGATAATGTCCTCAATTGTATCAATTACAATAGTATTAAATTTATCTTTCATTGAATCTAAATTTTTATCATCTGTTAGTTCTTTTACTGTATCAATAAATACTTTTTTAGATTTAATTAATTTTTTATATCCTTTTAAAGCAGAACCACCAGATTCTCCCATAAGTAATAATGGCTTAGGAAATCTCATTGCTTGTGGAGTTTTTCCTAATGTATTTCCACCATAAATCATTATCTTTAGTCCTTCAAGACCATAAGAGACTCCACTTTCTTCTAAATCTAATAAACTATTTCCCATTTCATTCTCCTTTATTTTTATTTATTTTATTATAAAAATTAGAATACATATCTATAAAATCATATTTATCTATATATTTATACCATTTGCTCTTAAATTCCCCAACACCTATTTGACCTTGATTTTGAACAAAACTCTGTGGTATTACTATTACTTTTATATTTTTATTTTCATCTTCACATATCAATATATAAATATCACAATCATGAAATTTTTGTTCAAGATTAAATGAATAATATTTCATA